GCGCCTGCGAGGCGGCGCTCATTGCGGCGCGCGCCAAGCGGCCCATGCGGGTGTCGCGGTTAATGTGCGAGCCGTACAACGGTCCGATGGCGTCTTCGGCGAGTTGCTGGGCGATGGTCATTGCGAGGATGCTCATCAGAGCGCCTCGGTCGCTGCGTTGTAGCGGGCCATCTGGCGTAGCACTCGCTTGCGGTCGCTCTCCGGCATCGCGGAGAGCTCGCGGTCGCTGACGCGCACGCTGCGAGTCCAGCAAAGATTGTAGACCGACCAGAAAGTGATCGAGCCGTCGCGGTGCAGAGTAACTTTATCCATCGTCATTCTCCGTCTCAGTTAGCGGTGTCGAGCACCGTGAAGACAGTATGCATCACGATTGACCTAAGATCAACCTTTTTTTAACAGCTCCTCTACTTTTTCTTTCGCCTGAAGAAACCCAGCGCAAACAAGCACCGTGTGGCCGATTGACTCCAGGTAGCGGTGCCAATCTTTTTGCACCGCGCTTGTCGTCCCGCCGTCGGCTCGTTTCATCTCAATCCAAAGGCTCCACGCGGGCACGAGCAGGTCCGGCACGCCTGCGACGACGCCTTCGGCCTTGAGCTTCGCTCCCGTCGTGCGGCTGCGCTGCGAGCCGTTTGGGATCGCGAGGATGCGCACGGCGGGGAACGTCTGCCGAAACCAGCGCACGAACTCGCGCTGCTCGACGTGCTCGGTGCGGGTCAGAACGGCAGCAGAACCGCCCACTGCGGGCACTCGTTTGGTTCCTCGACGAACTCGCGGGGCGGCCTTGCTTCGTATTTCTTGCATATTGCATCTTCTTCAAAGCCGCCCGATGAGGTGGCGTAGTGGTCGCACGATGCGCAGCATCGGGGAGGATTCGCGAGGATTTCAAGCCACGTTCTGACTGCGGTCATGCGCCCATCTCCTGGTCAATATCTCGGCAAATTTGCCGCGTTGCGTGTATCTTACCACGCTTGGCGACGAAGCGGCATTCATGATGCGTGCTACTGCGTCGAGGTCGTCGGAAAGCGCCCAGCCTGGCGAGAGCCCCGCGTCGGTCGCGATGCGCGCAAGCAGTCGCCGAGCCTTGTCGCCTGCGTACCCGTCGTGGGCGATCGTCAGGTACTCGTCAACGGAATCGGTGAGGCCGGAGTAGTAGCGCACGCGAAGCGACTCCTTGCCCGAGCTGCGCCCGACGTGCCGTCGCCATTCCCAGGCGTCAACCTCAAGCTCGTGCACGTCGGAGGCAGGGCCGCCCATGATGTCGACGTCGCGCAGGACAAGGGCCTTCTCCTCGGGCGCGGGGAACTCGTTCCCGCACGCGGGGCAGACTCGCGCACTAGGATTGACGAGCTCGTTGCAGGCTTCGCAGACCTTCGCGGGCGCTTCGCCGTTGCCCTTCTTCGCCTTGTTTGGCGGGCGCACGTCGAGGATGGGGCCGTGCGTCTCGATGACGCCAGCGAAGTCGAGGACGAGGCAATCGGCTTTGCCTTCGGCGGGCCGCATCCCGCGCCCCGCCATCTGCACGTAGAGGCCCGGCGAGAGGGTCGGGCGCATCATGGCGATGCAGTCGACGCCCGGATGGTCGAAGCCCGTTGTGAGCACGTTTGCGTTCGTCAGCGCGCGGATCTCGCCGCGCTTGAATGCGTCGATGATGCGCTCGCGCTCCTTCTTCGGCGTGTCGCCGGTCACGCATTCGGCGGCGATGCCCTCGCGCTGAAGCGCGGAGCAAACGTCGCGGGCGTGCTCAACGCCGCAACAGAAGAAGAGCCACGAGCGGCGGTCGCCTGCGAGGGCGATCGTCTCGCGCACCGTGCGCGTGTTCTGCTCTGGCGTGTTCACGGCCTTCTGGAGCTCGCTCTCGATGAACTCGCCGCCGCGCGTGTGCACGCCTTCGGTGTCGAGCCCGAACTCGGTCCACTTACTGCGCAGGCGTACGAGGTGGCCCCCGTGCACGAGCTCGTCGATGGACACAGGCTCGATGAGCGCAGAGAAGAGCGCGCCGTCCTGGTCAATCATCCCGTGCCCGAGGCGGTACGGCGTCGCAGTTAGTCCGATGACGCGGAGCGCGGGATTGATGGCGGCGAGGTCGGCGATGAAGTCTCGGTATCCGCCCTCGTCTTTGTGGCTCACGAGATGCGCCTCGTCGATGATGATGAGGTCAACGTGCCCTACGTCGGCGGCGCGTTTGCGAATTGACTGTATGCCCGCAAAGGTGATGGGCTCGCCGAGCTGACGCCGCCCGATGGCTGCGGAGAAGATTCCCATCGGCGCACCGGGCCAGTGTGCGCGCAGCTTCGCGGCGTTCTGCTCAATGAGCTCCTTGACGTGGGTCAACATCAAAACGCGCGTCTCGGGCCACTGCGTGAGGGCGTCTTCGCAGAGCGCGGCGATGACGTGGCTCTTGCCCGAGCCGGTAGGGAGGACGAGGCACGGGTTACCGACGTTCCCCGCGGCGAACCAGGCATAGAGCTGGTCGATCGCCCGCTGCTGGTACATGCGCAGCTTCATCCGAGGATTCTCCCGCCGAACTTGGTGCGGAGCGCGACTAGGGGCGGGTCGATGCAAGCCTTCGGATTCGCCACGATTTCGGTCGATGCGAAGCCCTTCACCTCATGCCCGTCGATGACGTGCACCGCGTCGCCGCCCTCGGCGTACGTGACGGGCCACGGCACGAGGTCGCAGTGCAGCGCGTGGCAGTCGTGAGCCTCGCGCATCCAGTCAACGGGCATCACGTGGTCGCCGTTGCGAGCGCATGTCCACGTGCTCTCAGCCGTCGCCGTCGAGTGCGCGCAGGTGCGGCAGTTGATTTCCTGCGTGACTTTCGTGCCGTGGCAGAGGTCGTGGGCGCTGCACCATTTGCATTCGTACCACGTCGAGTCGGTCGAGATCGGCGGTGGAATCTCGTCCTGGAGCGCGATGCGTTGCCCGCGTGCGACGAGCTTCTCCGCGCGCTCCTTGTCGAGCTCCACGCGCTCGGTGTAGAGCCGGTCGTCGTCTTTGCAAACGGCGACGTAGAGCGCGCGGTCGATGCCCGTGCCGAGCATGTACGTCTGCACCTGCGCGTAGTGCTTCGGGTGCGCCTTTTCAACGCCGTCCTTTTCGAGCGTGTCGAAGGATTTTCGAGCGTGCGTCTTGATTTCGAGGACGTGCGCCTTTTTCGGCGCGTCTGGCACGCCTGCGGTGATGATGCCGTCAATCGAGCCGCTGACGTGGCTTCCGAACTCGACGCGCGTCTGCGCGGTGCCCGTCGCGCGGATCTTCATGCCGACCGCGCGGAGGTCTTCGACGACGGTTTCCTCCTCGCGGTGCCCTCGGCGAAACACGCGCAGGATGCGCCCTGGAAAGGTCTCGCGCACCGCCCAGCGGAAGCCGAGCCATAGTTTGCGCTCGCACTTCTCGCCGAGCGTCGATGCGCCCATGTGGGGCCGGAAGCATTCGGCGTGCGACGAGCGCTGCGCTTCGTGGCTTGCGTCGACGAGGGCCGCGATGGTGTGCTTGGGTTCAGGGATTTTCATGGCTTTTCTTTCTTCGTTGCTAGCTCCGCGAGCTGCGCCCGCGCCTCGTCGCGCTCGCGGGCCATTTGCTCTAGTCGCTCCTCGGCGGTGAGGGCGCGCTCGGCAAGCGCGTGAATCGCGTGCTCGATGGTGCGGTCCAGCTCAATCGGCACGACGCACCCGGCGTCCGCCAGCGCGCCGTGGGCGCGTTTGAGCAGGACTTCGCGGTGCAGCAGCATCGTGCGGTCGGCTTCCAGCCCCTCGATATGCGCGAGGAGCGCAAGCGCGTCCTCGTTCGCTGGCGTGTCGCGCCTGCCTTGCCGGAGCGGGCTTGTTACCGTCCCGGCTGCGCGCGCTCGGATGGCGGCTAGGTCGAGGAGCTTCATGGCTTCACGCCCTTTCGTCGGTTCAGTTCGGCGACCACCAGCTCAATGGCCGCCGCCTCTCTTGGGTCCATCGTCATCGGGGACAGTTGGTCCCTCAGCTGGTGCAGGTTCGCCGTGGTCAGCGTTGGGATCATCGCGCGCCACGCGCGCACATGCGCTCGGTCCGCATCCGCTTGCATCCGCCACATGCAGAAGCCAACGCCCGCGATCATCAGCAGGAACCCCCAGACTTCAAGCTGGTACACGCGTTCGATCTCGTCGGTCATGGCTCCCCCGTTAATTGCGCCCGCGCCTCGTCGCGCTCGCGCGTCATTTGCTCAAGCCGCTCTTCGGCGGTGAGGGCGCGCTCGCTCTCTGCTGCGAGGAGGAGCGCGATGCGGTGCTGTAGGTCGTTGCTCATGCCTCATCTCCCGCAGCAGCCTTCGCCGCTGCGCGCATCGCCGCCTTAACGGCGCGCTCTTCGATTTCGGAGATCGGGATACCCCAGCGACCCCGGCGATGCGCTACGGCGCAACGTGCGCAGCCGTGGAGCGGCTGCTTGCGCGTTACGAGCGCGGGGTAGCCGACCTCGGACGGGTAGCTGCATCGCTTGCACGTGACCGCGAAGCGTTGAAACCGGACCTTCTCGCCTGGATTCAGGCAGCGAATGTCTCGCCACGTCGCCGACTCGTGAGGGACCGCGATGCGCTCTTTCTTGAGGCAGCCGCAGCTTCGCATTCGGTTGTGGCTTAGGTGATACGCCTTGCGGTCCGTGACGAGCTGGCCGCAGTCGCAGAGCGCGACGAGCGGGACCGTCGCCGTGACGAGCAACCGCCCGAAGCGGTCGCCCACCCGAAGCGGGGAGCCGCCCGCAAGCGACGGCCCCCCAATCGGCTGAATCACTTCTTCGCCCATGGCGGCGTGGCCTTCGTCGCGGCGGCCGCGGCCTTCGTCGGCGCGGAGCCTTCAAGGGCCTTCGCGGCTGCGACCTCGTTCGATGCCTCGTAGCCGTTCGCCGCCTCGCGAACCTTGACCTTGATGCTCAGGACGCAGCCGCGAAGCTCGTCGGTGTCTCGCACGGCCTTCTTGCCGATCGCACGCACGACCTCGGCGAGCTGCTGCCGCCCGATGCTTTCCGCCGCGGGGTTGTCGTTCTTGACGTTATAGTTGCTCCAGACCTTGCGCCCCGCAGGGTCGGCGAGGGTGAACTCGACGCGGAGATATTTCCCCGTGCCGCTCTTCGTGTCGCGGCTTTCAGCCCCGGTGATTGTCGCCGGGTACCAACCGGCGGGCAAAAGGTCGAACGAGCGGTCGGAGACGGGGACTGTCGATGCGTCAAATTCAAATTCCATTTTACTTGTCCTTGCTGATGCTGAATGATGGGCGACCTGCGGTCGTCGTGATTGCCCCGAGTAGCGGGGCTGTGATGGCCGCTGACGCGCTCTTCCACGCGGCAGCGTTGATGTCTGCGCTCCAGCGGAAGAGCGCCGTCAGGTGCTCGGAGAGCCCGTGCTCGGCGGCGAGCTCCTGGAGGCGATCGGTGTTGATTTTCCGATTCAGCCGCCCCACGATTTTTATCGTGTGGCCCTGCTCGGTCGCCGCGGTCGTCGTGCCCTCCTTGCCCTCGGGGATGGCGAGGAGCGCAACGAGGCGGTCCTCGATTGCGCGGCGGGCCTCGACGGCCTCGCCTTCGGCGGTCTTCGCCGCAGACCAGGCGGCGGCTAGGGTGTCGAGCTCGTTCATTTCGCACCGCCAATCTTGGCGATGACCGCGCCGAGGTCCGCAGGCTCCCAGGCGTCAAGACGCCCGCTTCGGTCCTTGGCGGTCCAGATCCCGTCGCCTTGCGTGAGCAACCCGCGAACGGGCTCGCCGGATTCGCTCTTTTCGACGCGGAGCGCGAGCACCTCGTCGAAGAAGTACGGCAACGCCTGGCCCAACTTTGCGCCCGGCATCGAGGGCGCGTAGCTGACCTTGCCGAGCTCGTCGGCGCTCTTGTCGAGCTTGGCGCTGACGTACACGTGCCTCGGGAGATCGCGGAACGCGCGAATGACCTCGGACATGGCGTCGATCATCGCGCCGTAGGCTTGCCGCGGGTCCTTGGCGGTGCGCTTCTCTGCGATGAGGCACACTTCAGCGATTTCGCTGATGCTGTCGATCGCGATGCTCTCGAACCCCTTCGCCTCGTCGGAGCTGACGAGCCACGAGTACGCCTCGTGGAGGTCCGCCATGCTGCCGATTTCGACGTAGGGCAGGTCCGCGCCCTGGAGGCTCAGGAGGCCCCCTTCGGCGCTCAGGGTGATGGGACTAGGCAGCGACGCGATAAGCGTCGTCTTGCCTGCTCCTGCTTGCCCGTAGCAGAGGATTTTAACGCCGCCCTGAGTGAGGGCGGAGGTGCGCTTGACTGAAATTGCCACTTGGTTCTCTTTCGCAAGTCGTTCGGGTGATTCCGGGTGCTTGCACCCGAAAGGCCCGCCCCTCGGTGGAGGGAGCGGGCTGGGGTGTCAGGCGAGGCTGCGCGGGTGGGTCAGGCCACCGCCCAGAACGCCTTCATTGCCTCGGTCATCCCGTCAACGTTGCCCTCAACGTAGCAAATCCGCCCATGCACCTTGATCCAGCCCTCGTCGCCTGCGGCGAGAGACGCTTGCACTTGTTCCCAGGTCGCGAGCCCGGCGAATTCGCCTTCTCGGTCAAGGAGGCTCCATGTCATGCCTTCGGAATCGAAGGCAATAGCGTCGAAGGAAACGTCGATAAGGCTGAGGGCGTATGCTTCGTTCATGGTCGTCTCGTTGTCTCGCCGGTCGGGTGATTCCGTTTGGCTCGATGTAAGAACTATAGGCCCCCTCCCCCGGCTTGTCTAGAGTTTTTTTACCTAGGCGTGCTCTTTTTTTATTTTCTCAGTGTTTTCTCTAGCGGAAAAGATGTTCTTTTTTTCTTGCGTGGCGCTTTTTCTTACTTGCGTTAGGCTGCTCGGTGGCAACTACGCCAAGGGACGATAAGATGATGAAACTTGAGGAAATCCGCAGGCGTTTGCAGGACCGCCGCCCTGGCGTCGTCGCAGCCGCGACGGGCCTTACGGCGATCACGATCGCGCGAATCCGCGACGGGGCTTACGACGACCCGAAACACTCGACGATCGAAGCGCTCTCCGCCTACTTCGAGGCGCAGCAGTGAGGCTCCTCGAAGCGGCGCTCGCCTACGCTTCCTGGGGATGGCCGGTGCTCCCCATCCTGCCAAATTCCAAGCTGCCAGCCTGCGCGCACGGCGTTAACGACGCTTCGACGGACCCCGATCAAATCACGCGATGGTTCGCCGACCGCGACGATCTCAACATCGCCATCGCTGCGGGCTCGCGAAGCGGGCTCGCCGTGCTCGACATCGACCCGCGCAACGGCGGCGACGACTCGTGGAGCGCGTGGACCGACGAACGCGGGGCGCAAGGCGACGGAGCCGTTCAGCTCACGGCAGGCGGCGGGCAACACTACCTCGCCGCCTACGTCGAGGGCGTGAAGAGCTGCAAGCTCCGCGACGGCATCGACCTGCTCGCCGACGGGCGGTATTTCCTCGCGTTCCCGAGCCGCATCGAGGGGCGCGAGTATTGTTGGGAGGTCTCCTCCGACCCGTTTGACGGCGTGCCTCCGATGGCCCTCTCTGAGCGATGGCTCGAAGGGCTGCGCCCCGCGCCCCGCGCCCCGGTCGTCGTCGGCGCGGAGCTCATCACCGGCAATCGCAACGCGGGCCTCGCGGCTCTCGCCGGGGCGATGCGGCATCACGGCATGACCAGGGCGGAGATACTCGCCGCGCTCGCAGTCGCGAACGAGACGCGGTGCGAGGTGCCGCTTCCCGCCTCCGAGGTGCGCCAGATTGCCGAGTCGATCTCGAAATACGAAGCGGAGCACGACACGGCGGTTAATGCTTCGATGGCCGACGACGTGTTCATCGAGCAGCGCTCGTCGGCGTACTTTCTGACCCGCGCGACGTCGTTCCTCACCGAGCCCGCGCCGCTCCGCTGGCTCATCAAGGGATGGGTTCCCGAGTCTGGCGTTACGATGGTTTTCGGGGAATCGGGCGCGGGGAAGACGTTCGTGACCCTCGACATGGCGTGCCGCATCGCGTGCGGTCTCGACTGGCACGGGCGGCGGGCGAAGAAGGGCTGCGTCGTCTACCTCTGCGGCGAAGGTAACTTCGGATTCAGGCAGCGCGTCGCCGCGTGGGCGACGCTGCACGGGCGCGCGGACCTCGACGAGCTCCTCGTCTCGAACAAGGCCCTCGACCTCGACGGCCCTAACGCCGCGGCGGAGATACTCCGCGCAGTGCGCGAGCTGACGGCAGGCGACGTGGAG